TGTTCTTGAGTTGTTCGGGATCGTCGGACAACTGGTCTGCCTTCGCGAACAGCAAGTCCGTGTAGGTTTCAGCAGCCATCGCATATTTCTGGCTGAACTCCTTCCGCTTAGTCTCCAGAGTGTCGCTGTGCCTCCACATGAGCGACCGCACGGTGTCACGGGCAAGCCCGGTGATCTCGGAGGTGCTTTTGATGCTCTTCCCCTGTGCGAGCAGCCAGAGGCACTTTGCCGCCGCCTGCGGGTTCCAGAACTCCACACGCTGCCTGTTGCCGTGTTCCTCGGCTCGGCGCATGACCTCTGCGAACCATTCTTGATTTTCGGGGCAATCCAGCATTTGACTGCTAGTCTCACTCATTATTTTTTGGCTGGTTTGATTTTCTCTTTCTGAACGCTTGCTGATGTTGTTTGCATGGCATTCAAAAGATTGATAGGATCAATCGTAATTGCTGTTTCCTGATCTGGATTTTCCTCGTTGTCCACATACGAGAAAATATCGTCTAGAAATTCAACGATCTCCCTGTCAGAGTATTTTTTGTTGGTGGCCATTATCGTGGAAGAACTGCGAATCTAGGTCTAGAGTTTGGATTTTTAGCAAAGAAGTCAATCAACAATTTGTTAATTTCTTGAAGTGCTTGTTGCTTTGTCAACTCCCTCTTCTCAAAACGATTCCAAATTGCCTCAACTTTTTTGACATTTTCTGCCTTCTTGAAGCCCCTTGGGAACATGGATCGTGCGCCTTCCCATGTGATTGACTGCATTGCTCTCGGCTCGACATTACGAGCATCCGCTGCCTTGCGATATGCGTCAGCAACAATATAATACATTCCATTCAGACCAGATACAGCATTAGACGACCCACCAAAGTTTCTGGCTACTTGCTGGCTAGACTGTGACAACGGCAGTAGATATGCGGCAGCAACTGCGTGCGTGTCTGATGTAACATCCCTCAACACATTGTCATTTGGTGACTCTTGATTATTAAAGAACGATCTGATCTTGTGATCGCTACCCATGTTGTTACTTATGTTTTCCATGCTTGGGTCACGATACATATTGATCGCTTTTTCCAAGTTGGAAAAACTCTGCCAACTAATTGCATCCGCATAAACTGGGTTTCCTTGCTCAAAGTAATTCAGAACCTTGTTATCTCCTACAACTTGGGTGTGATATCTAATAAGTTGCGCTGCTTGTGCATCAGTCATTTCGCTCAACTTCATTCCAACAAGGTTTTGAACCTCTTGCTTAGCGGCATTAACTTTTGCCTTTTGCTCGTCAATCCAAGCCTTTGGCTTATTTTTGTTCTCTTTTGAGTTTAGCTTTGTTTCCAAAGCATTATCAATAATTGGCATTGCCCCATCGGCAATCTCTTGAGTCATGGAAACATCGTCTGCAAAAGAACTTAGTATTCGTTCTGTCATGTTGACATTGTGAATCCAGTCTTTGCCCGGTGAAAGTCGTGCATTTATTCCAGCGACAACCTGCCTTGTTATTTTGTGCTTCGAGGACTGAGCCTTATTCCAGTCATAAGCTAGTGGATACCAACGCTGCCAATAGCTTCTAATTGGTGGCGGAACAGCATCGTAAATAGACAGAAGGTTTCTTGCCATGCGATCAGTAACCTTGGATATAATGGTCAATGCCTCTTCCTTGTTAGTTGGTGTTCCAAGATCTCTGAACCCCGGAGAGTCAGTCGCAAATGATGCGGTTTTTACCAAAAAGTCATCAAGGCTGGACTTCTGTTTTTCTGACAAATCCTTTGCCTTTAGCAACCCTTTGATGCGGCTTAATCCAACTATGTGATTTTCTGGTTTGTCTGATAGTGCGACAGATTGTGATGTCTGCTTTGGAGTCCCCCACTTTGCCGACATTATCATTGATGCGTCACCACCAAGATTGGTTTGCTTCATTAGGTTGATTGATCCATCACCCTCTGGCATGAACCGCATATCCCTACTCCCCACATCAAACCGCTTGCTCAACGGGATGACATTGCCAGAGTCGTCGCGGGTGATGGGGTCGGCGGATTTGATTCTTGTTGCATTTGTGATTGCTACTTCTGTTCCGTCTTCTGCATTATTTGGAATATAATCTACTTCTGGATCAATCGCCAAATATGCGTTAATTTCACGAGATCCATATCCTTGTTTGAATCCCTTGTCTTCAAGCATTTTAGTTAGTTTCCTAATTTTAGGCCCATCAACAGTAAAGAAAACTGCTGGTTTTCTAAATTTAATGTTTCCACCAGACGCTGAACCAGTTTTAGATAAATCAAAAACACTAAATTTATCACTATTAGTGCGATGAAAAGCACGAACACTATAGCCTGCCTGCTTCGCAGCCTCATCCACCATCCTCTGCTGTGCCTCCACATCACCAGACTCGACAGCTTTCATGTAGTCGGAGTCTAGTTTTTCTGGCATGAAGCGGTTTTGCGCCTGTGGCTCCATCCACCCGATAGCATCCGCGGGATACGACTCCAGCATCGCCTTGGATGTGATGGGGATCAGCTTCTCATCCATCTCGTTGATCGCAAACATCTGCTTGCCGTCTGCCCACAGACCTTGAGCCTCCTGCTTGTTAGCTACGGGGTTGAGGTCTTCTGGAGAGATACCCTCTGGCATCGCTCGCTGGGCTTCTGGCATGCGGACTTGGCTAACTGCCTCGTAGCTGAACGGCATGGCTGCGTATTCCTCTGGGGCCATTGGGACTGCCTTGCTAACGCGATCTGCGCGGTAGGTGCGGTAGACATTGTCCTTGCTCTTAATGCCATCCTCCAGAAGCATGGGGTTTAGGACTGCCTGCTCCTTTTGGTTGAGCAGGCCGAACATGGTGTTGATGAACTTCTTGCGCTCATCGGCCTCGACCGCTCCATATTTCTGCTTGAAAAACTCAATGCTGTCCAAGCCTTGCTTGTGGTAGTCCATCATCGCCTGCGTGTCCCGCAGGATCAAATCCACATTGCCACCATACAGCTTCTTGCCACGCCTGTCCTGTGAGCGTTTCTGGATATTCTCATGAAGCTTGGTTACGGACATAAGCCCGAACAGCAAGTTGCCGTCCTTGGAGATGGTGACAGCGACTGGAACCGTGTCGCGTAGAGTAGCACCCTGCGGCTTGTAAACCACCTTCCCAGCCTTGTTGCGGGTAGTAGCAGGGAAGTTGATCATGACAACGCGATCTCCAGCACCCTTGCGGATCAGCTTGTTCATCTCGCGGATGATACGCTTCTGCTCTGGGTTGTACTTGTTCTTGGCGAACATCTCGGTGAGGACATCGTTGGACAACCATCCGGGCTGGAATTGCCCCTCGTCATCCACATGTGCCTCACCCTTCTCTGGGGCATAGTTCTCTGCCCTCTTCCTCCGCATCACCTCAACAGCAGTAAGCCCTGCAAGCGCACGCGAAAGCTCTGTAGCCCTATCCAGTGCCACAGGCTTGCCGTCCTTCATGATCGGCTTGTTAGCATCGTCAACCTGCACAAGCGGGTGAAGAAGCTCGGCATCAATGCTGTCAGATGGGTTGAGCAGGATCGGCGCACCAGAGTCTGGCTTGTCGCTCATGAGAGGATCAAACTGCCCCGGAACAAGCCCTGCACTGCGCCTGTTCATGTCGCGGAACATCTTGTTGGTGATCGGGTCTCGCTTGACACCTTCTGCGTCTAGGATGCCGTTTCCAGTCACCCACGCACCATTCTTGTCGATCATCCCGCCGCTCTTGAAGTGGAGGTCTTTGAGGACTGGAATCCTCGGCAGGACGGTCTCAAGGATTGATCCAAGTTTGCGCCTAGCAGCACCACTAGAGGCAACCGCGCCAAGCTCGCCACTTTCCGCCATTGCTGCGTACTGGTCAGCGTGCTTCTCGATGAAGTACTCCACCGCAATCTTGTCGAGCGGGTAGATGGCATCCCTCTCGGCGTTGGACATACCCTCGACACCAAGACGCTTGTAGTAACCATCGCGGAATGCCTCAAAATTAGGGTCTAGCTTTCCATCCCTAGAACGGAACAAACCACCAATTGTGTTGTTCTTAGTGTCACCTAGGAACAGGGCAGAGATACCGGGTTCCATGTTGTTCTTGATGACCGTGTGGTGGAGTGTTTCGTGTGCAACCAGTGCCTTGATCGGGTTGGTTGAATTAACATTGATAACTGCCGTGTTGGTGTTGGGATCGTACCTGCTAGCACCAGAGTCCTTAAAGGTGTAGTTGAGTGTTGGGTTGGCGATGGCGTAAGTGGAAATAGCCCTGCGAGTTCCAGCGGGAATTGCTTCAAACAATGCCTTCTGGCGGGTGTCGGTCAAGTTGCGCCTAAAGTTGAGTTCGTCACCAATGGAAAGCTCGCGCATGCGCTTCTTGGTTCCCATGAATGCGCCACCACCTGCGGCAAATGAGCCTCCAATAACAAACGATTCTGCTCCAGCTTGCCAAAGTGTTTCTGGACGCATGTCAGCACCATCAGACAGGTACTCAAACATCAAGTCCGTAGGTGCGGCTGCGGCAATACCACGACCAGCCCTGCGGATTGTGTCAGAGGTTACACCACCTAGATCTAGCATGTTGAATGTGTGTGCAAATCCACGACCCAATGAACCGGGTGCGGTGTGTGCCGCCACACGCTTCCAGAATGGAATTTGACCACGCACATTCTCCATCTCCTTGCCGACATAACGGAATAGTTTTCCGTAGTTGGACAGAACATTGCCAGTTTTGAGTGCAGCCGCTCCTGCACCAATCGCTCCAATAATGGGATTTCCAGCCAAACCAACAACCCCGGCTGCGCCAACGGCTGCTGTGTACATTTGATCTAGGCCACGCTCTTGCAGGAAGTTTGTGACCGCTGTGTCAGTCTTTGAAATAGTGTCACCAACACGCTCCAAGGTTGCGCCAACTGCCTTCGCTGGCATGGCTCGCATCTGCCTACCAAGTTCCATCGTTTGCAGAACCTTTTTGGAATACTCTTCTGGAATCCTAGTAGCTAGGCTATTGCGTTTTGCAATTAAGCTATCAAGCTCGGCAGTAATAGTTGGAAGTGTTGATCTAATTTGATTAGCTTCAGCAGTTACCCTGCTTGCGATCTGTGATGCCTTTGCTGATCTCTCAAGTAGTGCTGGTTGCGTTTTTGCACCTTCAGCAAAATTAGCAGCCATACGCTGCGCAAGATTAACTGTCGGTTCAGCCTTGGCCAAGGCTGCGCGACTTGCCTGAACAGCGGTATTGCCCTGAGCAATTGCAATATCCATTGCTGCAATCTTGCCCATTGTTTTTTGCGCCCCAAGCATTGCCCTAGAAGCAAGTGGAACTGCTTTTGATGCTTTTACAGCAAATGCAGCAGGAATGGCATTTGTCGGATCACCAACGATATTCGTAAACGCACCAACCCTTCCATAAACCTTGTTGAATTCTTCGTCGCCAAGTTCTTGTTTTGCCGCCTCTGCTTTTTGAACTGCATTATCAATCCCAAAAACGGTTTCACCAATCTCACCAGCTTCCATGTCGGCTAGACGCTGGTCGGCTGCCCACTGCTGGTAACGAGCGGAAACCAACTCATCTTTTGAGTTTTTAATGTTGGCATTTGTTTGCTCGATTTCTGGTGGTTGTGGTCTTTGAATGCCAGTAATTTTCTCTAGCGCACCATAAACTGGTGAAAGTATCGACTCATCAATAAACTGCTTGTCGGAAGCAAGACCAACATCAATCAAATTTGATGTCTGAATAACATTTTTGTACATGTTTTCAGCTATGGATAGTTCCGTAGCCTCTCCCCGCGCCTTGAGATAGTCTGGTCTAGAATCCTCCATGCCCAGCAATCCGCCCCAAGTTCTGGAATTGTACGCCAGACCCATTGCTTGCTGTTGAGCCAATTCCGCACCACCATAAACGGCATCTCCAGCAAACTTTGTAACATTGCTAAGAATTTCACCCGGAGTGGAACTTGATCTGATAACTCCATCCTCCCAAAGTATATCAAACTTTTCCTTGCTTCCGGGTTGCTGGAACCACTCTGGGTTTTTCATATCCTCAATTGAAGTAAGATACGCCTGACCCTTTTCGTTAATAGTTCCATCCTCGTTGAACACCCCTGACTGCTGTAGGTTGTAAAACAACTGACCTCTTTCGGTTGGATTTCCATCTTGGTCTACCAACCCTAATGCACGAACTTTATTTGCGTCTAGAGGCTTAGAGAAAACTTCTAGTGGTGATTTTGCGATTTCACCAGCATCGTTTCGCAGCGAGTCCACTTCCGCCCCCACAACATCCGTTACGGCTTGCTCGTATGGCGTGATGGACACCATGTCCCTGTCAAATTGCGCTTCAGCTTGATTTACGAAGTTCGATAAAACTTGAGGAGATTCCTGCGGCACAACCATACTTTCCTTGGCTGGTGTCTCGGTAAGACTCTTAACCTCGGGGGCTGGTTGTGGTTCGTAGACATACTGCTCCAGCGGCGTGAGATCACGGGTAACTGGTGCTTGAACAGGTTGGTTGTACGCCTCAACCAGAGTCTGTGGTTGCAGAACCTCTAGTTGCCCAAGAGTTCTCTGGACATCCTTTGCAAACAAATCCAGTCCACTTTTGACGGCTTTGTTGAATTTGGGCTTTTCTTCTTCGGGTACATTGAATGCCATTACCTTAAAGGTGGTTTGTTATTTAAATTTATTGAAGAACTCGTTTGCTCCGCTAACTGTCTCTTCTTTTTTTTCGTCAGGTTTCGGTGGCTCGGTGGCAATCTGTACATCTGCACCAGTTGATTTTTTATACTGATTGACCCTTTCCACAATATCATCCCTAAACGATTTTGCGGCAGACAATGCAGTCTCGTTTCTAGTAGTAAGTCCAAGTGGAATTAAATACTTCTGTGCTGCGGCGACTTCTCCCTCTCTTGCCACGGAACTTGGGTCAACAGTCTTTGCGTATGCAATTGCCATTTGATATGGGAGTTGACCAAGTTTTGCAGATCCTGCTGAGGATGCAATTTCAAATGTTCCATATTGCTTGATTGCGTCAGTTAATTGATCGGTAAAGCGTAATGCGGCAGATGCGTTTTGCTCAAATGTAACATCCGCTTGTGTTTTCTTTGGCGTTTTGTCTTCTTCCTTTTTCTCAAGAACAGGAAAAGATGATTTGGCAATTTCCCTAGCCTTGTCTGGGTCTACTTGAGCAAGGGCTGTAATGGATTGCACCAAAGAGTTATCAAATTGATTTCCACTTTCAGCAGATCTTTTAGCAAGTTGATTTAACTCAGCAATAGTCGCCGCTGTAGTAGCTTCCTTTTTTGCTGTGTCTGCTGGCGTGGTGTCTTGTGGTCTTGTTGCACCTTCACCCTTAATGTTTGATCCATAAAATCTAGCAATCTCCTCAAAATCATTGCCCATGGTTTCAAAGGCCTTGTTTTGAATCTTGCCCATCAACCCCTGCTCGAAAACATCGGCTTCTGCATTAAATCCTCTAGCCCTTAATAGTGCGATGCGTTGTTGGGCACTTCCAATTTTCTCTTTAGCTTTTGGCCCAGCATTCGGGACAACCTGTGTAAATGTTTCAAGAAGATTCATAATTATTCCCAAGGGTTAAATCCTCCGTTGCTAGATGCGGTAGGTTTTGCTCCTCCACCACCGCCACCACCCTGCGATGCCGCAAACTTCTGCTGGCGAAGGTTCATCATCTGCTGTGATTGCATCGCGCTAATGCTATTCTTAATAAGATCACCAACAATAGATGCCTCGGCAAATCTGTCATCAAGCGAGATATTCTCATCTTTAATGTTATTAGAGATTCCAGAAAGAACTGGTGATAGCTCTGGCATCAAGGTCAATGCTGCTTGAATTTGAGTAGAAGCCGCTTTCAACGCTTTCTTCTTCTCCCCCTGCTGCTTGAAGTAGTCCTTAACCTGCCCAGTTAGATCGGCAATTGATTGTTGCTGCTGCGCGTTTACCAGCGCATTAGCTTGGATTACTTGATTGTAATCTGGTGCTTGATACCCAGCCGTTTGTACTTGTCCTCCGTATAGTGCCATAATTTTAATAATATCTTGGTATATTTAATTGACTGGCGGAGACCGTATTCCCACCACCTCCACCACCACCAAAGTTAAATCCACCTCCTGCAATATTCATTCCAGCACCCATCATAGAGTTTCCAATGTTGCTCCACATTGCTGCTTTATTGGCTTCATTCTGAGCGTTGATGGCATAGTTTGCGGAATTTTGCTGATTCGTCGCCCCGCCCATTTCTCGCGCAAGGTTAAGCGGAAGGTTGTAATCAAGATTAGCCCCCATTGTGTTACCAAAGTTAAGACCAATGTTTGCCATGTTAGTCCCAGCGGTATAGGACTGTGGCGTTTGGTTAAGTAGGTTAAGACCCGGAGTGGTGTAGAATCCTCCTGCTGCATTGTAAGCATTTGTCGCCGCTGCTCCAGCATCGTTACGCATATTCGCACGCATCTTCTCAATGTCTTGAAGCTGATTGAGTCCAGCCTGCTGCATATCAGCGGTTGTGGTTGCGCCAGTAATGCCCTGATTGAATAATGCCTGCTGCTCCGCAAGGGTTTGCCCTGCGCCTGCGGCTCGCTGGTTAAACAACGCTTGCTCTTGTTGCAATGCCTGATCTCTAGCACCCAGTTGCTGGTTGAACAATGCCTGTTCCTCTGCGGTGCGGATTTGCCTTGCTGTTCCTAGCTGATTGAAAAGCCCTTGCTGTTCTTGGAATCTCAAGTTGGCAAGATTTTGGCGTTGATCAAACGCCTGCTGCCCAGCCTGTGATGCCTGCGCCCTGCGCCCAGCTAATGCCGCTTCACGGTTTTGGATCTCTGCGGCAATTGCGGCATTACCACCAAGCCTTCCAGCCGATTGTGCAGCTTCCCGTGCCGTCTGTTGTGCCGAACGCTGTTCTTGAGATGAGAGCGTCCCGCGACGAGCGTATGCTTCTTGTGCCATCTGGTTTGCCATTGCAGCGTCCTGCTCTGCGGCTTGGATGGTGGGGTTAAGTAGACCTCCCTGTGTAACCGTGGAACCAAGTACCCCACGCTGTGTTGCGGTAGGGGACAGGTTGGAACTAGTGACAGTTGACCCGAACTCTTGCGGACGAATCCCGTACATTCCAAGTGCCTCACCCATGCGCCCAGCATAAGCCCCTTCAGCACCCGCTGCTTGGCCTGCTAGATCCTGCATGTTTTTGACCTGTGCCGCTTGCTCTGGAGAAAGTGACTCCATGAGTCCACGGGTCATTCCAGCCTGATCGGTCATTGTGCCAAGCTCAGATTCACGGAGGCGAGCCATTGCATCCGCTTCGCCACCAGCAGCCAGATCAC